ATGAAAGAAAGAGAAATTGAATACGCTGGTTACAGCGTAATAGTAAAAGAAGATGAAGAAAACTTTTACATAGATTTTAGAACAGGCCTTGGCGAGGGGATTTACCCTAAAGAAGATTGGACTTTAGAAGAAGCTCTTCAGGACCAAGCAAATATAGACAAAGAATAATAAAAACACAGCCCTCGACATCACGGTTAAGTCTGCAAAAATGGACAAAGTATATATATTGAAAAAAAATAATACATTCATCCAAGGTGTTTATACATCTAAAGAGGCCGCTTTTAATGCTATCAAAGCTGATAGCGTAACGCAAACACTTCGCGGCTATGACGGAGAAGAAGAGTTTACACCAACTGCCGAAACGGTGGTACTCGGGTGCGACATATACGCACATTACAACGAGTGCATAAACGACCTGATAGGTCTTACCACTCCTGCAGAGGACCGTGTTTATTCAATAAATGAGTACGATGTAAGAGGATAATAAAAAGCCCCACCTTCACGGGTGGGGCTTACCACGAGATTTACTCTCGACTCTTTTATCTACAATAGTAGAAATTATGCTCATTAGAGCGTTTCAATCCACAACCCTATCAAGGGTTGACGGTGCAAATATAAGCATAAAATCTACAAGTTGTATGATAAGGCCAAAATTTTCACTTAAAAAATTGAATTATGGCATACTTAAACAAACAACAATACGGTTACCGCAGAGAGTCGGCAGCAACACGCAATCTTAATAACGAAGAAATTGCGGTGCAGAATGGAATGACCTCAGACCAGGCAGAACTTATCTCCAAGCTCTGTGCTATCCGTCACGATTTCCACTGCAATATTGACAGCATTGTCAAAGGTGGCGACGATAACTCAATCTCTGATGAGATAGAGAACATAGAATACGGAATCAACGAAAGTGGACTGCCTGAGTTGAATATATCAAGTATGCTACTTGATGTTGATGATATGAATGGTCTTGTATACGAATATGGCGAAGACGTACCCGACCACGATAGCCAAGAGTTTCAAGATTGGTATGACGATAATTATGCTCGCATCTACAGCGAGCTTGAAGAAGTGAATAAAAGCATCGAAAAATACTTAGCTAACATAGACAACCGGTACGGAACTTCATGGTGTCCGACTGGACAACTTAGAATAATGTAATATGGACAACAAAACATGGGGCGGCAAACGCCCAAACGCAGGCCGCAAAAAAGTAGGTAATGCAGTATTATACTGCCGAATGCCACAAGAGGCAGTAGACGAAATCAAGACCGCTGCGAAAGAAGAGAACCTTGCAGTAGGAACATACCTCGTAAAGAGGCTCGGATTATAGCAAAAGCGTGACAGGGTGTCACGCTTTTATTCACTCAAAACTCTGCATATACCTCCATATTTTATTGCAGGGCGCATCTTCATCTTCAAAGAAAAACGCATGACCAGTCTCTATAATCAAATCTGGCGTCAACGTCTTGCACAAGTCGGCATAAGCCGCATTGAACGCTACATACTTGTCGTAGTCCGTTACACAAGACTTAAACTGCAACCCTTTCGTGGCTTCAAGCACCTGCTCCATGCTCCAGTGCGGCCCGTGATGCTCTGTGCCGTCCTTAGTCGTGTAGTATATGCGGCTGACAGCTTTCTCCGCACTTTCCTTGTCGAAGTGCTTGCACTTGCCACCACCCTTGCAAAATACCATATATAATCGTCCCATACTCATTATTTCTTAAACTCGTTAATAAAATCGCGAAGGACAGCACCGAGGCTCTTCACCTCGTTCTCAATGCCCTCAATCCGCTTGTCTTGCGCACGCTTCTCCGCAAAGGCTGGATTAAGCTCCTCCAACAACTGGTTACAATTTGTCACCGCTTGCTTGTGTCGCTCCACTTGCGACAGTGCTTCTTCGCTTGCAGCCTTAAGTGCTTCGACCTCTCTTAGTATTCCTTCCTTGTCGGTTGACAGCACAAGGTGCCCTGCATACGTTATTGTTGCAGTTTCGGGGATTGTGTAGGTCTTGGTCGCACCATCTGCCTCAATGGTTATGTCTACCACAAGGCCCGTAGGCTGCGCGCCGAAAGCCTTGGCTTGGTTATTGTCGTAGCGCGGAACTGCAACACTCACGGCCTTGCCTTGATAATATCTTGCACCCTCCTTGTCAAGAAAGTAAATCGGGTAGCCTATTTTTACGTCTTTGAATAGCATGATTTCAATCGTTAGTAGCACGTGGGGCAATTACTTCCCCACGTGCTTGTTATTACTTCTCTTTCGACCTCTTCCGCGACCTCACGAAAAAGCTATTGTCCACCTTTTCGTTGGCGTCAGCAATATGGTCATCAGTGGCTATTTCTGTTTTGGAAACACCTCCTCATGTCGTTGCAGTTGTAGTCTTGCTAAGGGCTGCAATCAGTGCGGCAGTCTGGTTCTGCTGCGACAGCTCCAATCTCGCGTCTTGATACTTGCGGTCTATGTCGGCATACCAATGGTTGTTCAAGGCATCAATTATGCGCTGCGTGTTGTCTTGTCCAGCACGAATAACATCGCACTTGTCCTGCGACATTTGGTAGCCAACAGAGCTAAATCCGCGCTCCACCGATGAGTTGACGAAGTTGAGGCTCTGCTGCAAGGAGTTGGTCTGTCCTTGTATTGCGAGCTGGTTCTCGTAGCCCATCTTTGTGATGCTATTCTGCGTGTTGCAGCAACAATTCTGAATTGCCTGGATAACTGCAGCATCACCTCTCTCCGCTGCGTTGATTACGCGCTCTGCCGAGAAGCCTACCTTGCCGCTAACGTTGTCAATAGCGGAGCGAACAGCGCACACACCTTGCTGCAACTGATTGAAGTCACAATTAAGGTTCGCGCCCAGTGTGGTCAAGGCATCGTTATTTCCCTTTATTGCTTGCATCAGCAAGTCGGAGTTGTGGTTGTCAGCCATCTGCGAGCGCAACGACTGAATTTGACCTTGTATCTCGGCATCTTGCAGACCATTGCGGTTGTTGCCAAACCCGAAGCCATTGCCACCGAACATGGCAAGGAAAATAAGATACAAAAACGGATTGTTCAACCACTGGTTAGCACCTCCAAGGCCACCGTTCATCATAGCTGCCAGGGCCATGGGGTCATTGCCCTTGTTGTTAGCCATTGCCGCGTAAGCAAGCGCATCATTACCTCTGTCGCAACAGATTACTTTCTCTACATTGTCCATGATTATGAATGTATTAAGTCGGTCGGGGAATATCCCCCGATACCGCAAAGATGGTGACAAGTTGCTTGTGAGTTGCTTGTGAGTTTTGTTTATTGTTTGTGAGTTACTTGTGAATTGTTTGTCCTATACACCAATAATGCAAAAGGCCACCCGAATGGGGTGGCCTTTATTCATTCTTTTTAGCCCGTCCTTTATCTCGTATTATTTTCGGCAAAATGCACAAAAACGCGCATTTCTGCCATATTATCACCGATTATTTTCCGCTATTGGCAAGGAAACGGATTTCCTCACCTCCTCCCTCATCACCCGTGCAGCCAGCCCCTTAAGCCTGTACCTCGCACTATTCTTAAGCGAATTAACCCTCTGCTTACTCATGCCGCTAAGCAGCGAAATATCACCCTCGCTCATACCTAACTCTATTAGCACATCAACAAGCACCACGCGCGCAACCACACACCGCTCCGAGCGGCAGTTGGCAAGCGCATCAAAGTCAAGGCCGCTGGCTTGCATCACGGCTCCAACTGCAAAATCAAAAATCTGTTGTAATTGTTCCATTGTTCATAAGTGATTTTGTAAAAAATTAAACACAAAGGCAAGCACGGAACACATCACCATGCGTCCATGCTTGCCACAACAACCCAACAAAATCACTTATACTTACTATATATGCTATAATACAGCAACACGCATATTACTAATATAAACAGACCGCCAACGGCCCGAACCCTCCACCTTGCAGGAGGCTTCTCCACCTTTGTTACCGCATCACGCACCGTAGCCTTTTGGCTTGTGCTGTTTGTGCGGTGTGTGCGGCATGACACATGACTGCTCGCACTAAGAGCGTCCTTGTTGTGATACACGCTTCTGTCGCGATACACATACTTAGTCAGCACCTTGCCAGCTGTGTCCACCACAACATAGGTGGTCATGCGCTCCGCTACACTGTCCACTGTTTCCAATTTGGAAACTGTCACAATCGTATCACGCACCATCACGCTGTCGGTCTTATACACTATCAGCGTGTCGTGAGTGCGCTCAATGCTCTGCGCCACCTTTCGCGCGCAACTGCTGTGCAAGACAACTGCACAGATAATCACGATTAAAAAACCACTAACTCTACGCATATTTTCGGTTATATTTGTTACCTTTGCAGTACCCATATTTTTCAAATTTTACTTAACTGCCGCACGGGGAAACTTGTGTGGCAGTTTTTTTACACGAACTTTCCATAGGCAAAGTGGTTCACCCGATTTAGCCAGCCATTCAAATTCACCTTTTGGCTCGGATTCTTGGCAACAATAGCCTTATAAAAAACTATCCTGTCCTGCTTCAATGCCCCGAACAATGGCAGCGGACTACGCGTATTTACCGCCTGCAAGGTCTGCTTGCCCATGATGCCATCGGCAGTAGTTCCGACTATCCGCTGCAAGTGCGTCACGGCCGTCTTGACTCCGCTATTATAGGCCCAGTCCACAAGAATAAAGGCAACACTCTTGTCCTGTATGTAGTCCGCCTTGCACTTGTCCCAGTAGTATCTCTTGAATATGTACTCCCACTCCGCATCAGTAATGCGCTTCAAGTCCTCAACCGTCTTGCTCTGTCCATACACACTGCGGTAGGTGGTCAATGTCACACCCTTGTTAGTCGGGCCTCCCTTGTCAGCCTTTCTGTTGCAATAGCCGCCCTCGCGCTCCAGCACGAATGCCGCTAATTCTTTCCAATTTTCCATACGTCTAAACTTATTTTTCTTACCTTTGTAGGTGTTAATATTTTTGTTTTGACATGGTTATGTTGAGGGGTTGGTGCGTTGTGAAACGCGCCAATTTTTATTCAGTTTTGTTCTCACGTTTTTCGCCATACACTTTAGTAATGCCAGCTGTAACAAACAAACTTGCCACGCTGCCTACGAAAGCACTAAGCCCCATAAGGTCAGTGTGTATTGTGTTACTGTTCATAACTTCCCATATCAGAACAAATGCCACACAGAGCAGCAACACACACCCTATCAGTGTAACTGCGACAAGGAAAAACGCCTTGCTGCTGTGCCCACTGTCCACACGTATCAATTCAGTGATATATTTCGTTAATCTCATAGACTCATTGTTCAGGGTGATTACTGCTTGCACACAGAAGTTGTGGAGGTTGACGGTTCGGACAGCCAAACACCGTACACTTCTGACTCTCAGCATATTGTTGCTTCACAATCAACTCTGCCATTTCCTTTTTCAGTCGTGCAAGTTCATCGCGTTGTTCATTCAACTGCACATATAGCGCATCAATCTTCTCATTCAGTTCCTCTTCATGCTTCACCTTTTCATCATACAATTTCTGCCATTGTGCAGCATATTGCGTAATGTTGTCTGCCTCGGCCTTACCTGCTTTTGCTGACGCTTCTCTTTTCTTCGCATCGTAAAAAAGGAATATGCCAAGAACTGGTATAGCTACGCCTGTCACTATGGAACTGATAGTTTGTATTATGTCAGTCAAAATTCGCCCTCCTTTCTCCTTACATAGTCTTCTATCTCTCTTGCCAGCTCAACTATTTCACATGGCTTTATGTCGCTTCGAGATGCCGCTATCTTGGCACACTCCACTCTTATTTCTTGCAGTCTGTTCATTATAATCCGAGTTTTGCTTTTATCTTATTCAATAGTTCTTTGTCCGCTGCCGTCATCACACCAGCCTTTGCAGTTGTCGCAGCCGAAATGCTTAATTCTCGCGTGCCGCCAGTGGTAAAGATGGGTGTCACAATCTTTACTTCTGTGGCGGTAGAGTTCTGCTCGCGAAGTTCAAATGCGTCAAGCCTTTTGTACACGTCCCACCTCATCAGCCCGTTGCCGCCAATCCATACGTTTGGCAGATACACTTGGCTGTAACTTGTCTCGGCCTCGTCATTAGCTCCGCCCCAGTGCTTAATTCTAAGAAATTTTTCTCTGCCTCCATTCTGGTATATCCACATTTTGCTGCTCAATATTGTGCGAGGATTATCGGAATCACCTTGCGAATACACGTAATTTGCCGAAGTGCCTTTTGCGCCACTCTGCACTGTCGGGGGCTTGATTTGCGCCATAGGCGTGTTCCATGCGCCCCACTTGCCGCCTTGATAGTAACGAACCGCAATGGCCAAGTTGCCAACTGTGTTTATTGACGCAATGCTCGTCTTTGCCGAGTTGAACGTAATGCTGCCTTGTATCGTCTGCATTAACACGCTGTCACCCACATTCAGGTTCGCGAATGTCACGAACAGCGGAATACCAAAACACTTCATGCGATGCAAACCTTGTGCAGTTTCCGCACCAAATGCGTCAAGCTCTTTGTTCAGCGCATCAATAGTAGTCACATTATCATGCGCGATAAGCCATTCTGCGGTATTGGCCAATGTTTTGCGCTCTGAGGCGTTGACAAGTCCGTTCCTTATTGTTGAATAGGGTATGTATTTATTCTCCCCGTTATCGTTTATCACGACCATCTCGCTGCCCGTCAGACTCGTGTCCTGCGGCAGCGATTTTAATACGTCTTTGAGTTTTACTGTTGCCATAATATTTAAGTGTTATCCTATGTTACCGCCTGGGTTAGAGGGTTTTGTAGGCGTTATGTCGTTAAGTTTCCACCCAAAATTGGTTAGGTATTTTTTGTCAAATATTGGGTCGTTTCGTTTAATATCAATAGTTCCATTTGATACTTCTTGGCTTATACTGCCTTTTTCTGCGACCCAGTAAAAACTTCCATCACTTTCTATCGCACCAGTCAGAACCGCGGTTGTTCCATTAAGAATGTTGTATGATTTCTGCGAAATACCATTGCCGCCTTTTACCTTAATTTTAGAACCATACGTTTTTACTGCTATATACCCTGTTCCTGTCTTGTTTATGATATAGAACTTATAGTCAATAAAAGCCAAGCTTTCCGCATAATCGCTTGCTTCTTTGCCATACGGAGGCAGATAAATAATCGGATTGGTTTCTGGAAGATACGAGATTAAGAGTATCGGATTGATACTATAAAAACTCGGCTTCCATTCGGTGTCACCTTTATCTTGGAAAAAAACACCCTCCCATTCCTTTTCATTCCTTATCTGTGTAAGACCCTTCAGATATGAGCCTTCAAGCAATCCGTTAACTTTGCCACTCTCGCAGATGATATTCCCATGGAACGAATACCTCTCGTTCTTCGGGTCAATTATCACACGACCGTTATCCTTGTAGATACCATACAACCCAACCACATTTCTGTCCTTACCGCCAAAGTCAAAGCCCTCACCGCTCATGGCGATACCCGTAAACTTTCCGTCTGCGTCCTTTGTGCCAAATACGGCATTTTTCGCGGCCACATAGTCCGCACCAAGTTCGGTGGTCTGTCCGTCCCACTGACGCACCCATGATGGCATATTTATCTTGTCTGCCGCAATGCCTGCAATATCGTTGTCGCTCCTTGTCCATGCGCTCGCAGCTTTGCCTAATTCGAGCTTTGGCTCTGATAGAAATAAAGCAGGCACAATAAAATTGCTTTGAGGTATTTGTTTCGTAATAGCGCGGAACAAACAAATGCAGGTATCTGGCAAATTGGCTGCCGTCTTGAATGTCACGGTGTGGTATGTCCACTCATGTATTGGCGAAAATTTAACAGCACCATCTTTTGGCGTGTTTTGTTCCTTTCCGTCAACAATCATCTTTTCAGTGGTGTCAACCATTGTAAGTCCGTTTGTGTCATATGTCCACATATAGGTATATAGTGGTTGCGCTAAGCTTTTACTTTTTAGATAAAAAGAAAGCGTGTACCAAGTTGATGGCGCGATTTTGCTCTTGACGTTTTGCTGAAAAAAATCAACATACGAGTCAGGAGTCGGCAAATCTCCATTTATTTTGAATGCAGTTTCTATCTGCACCGCGCCATGTCCGTTCAAACCGTCAGACCTCGTACCTTTCAGTTCAAAAGTTTTATCTGTGGTCGGCACATTGTCAAACGTTTCTTGCTTGAACTCTGTATAGTCAAGCAAGTTTGGGCGCATATCCTGCCCGTCCGTGCCATCTTTACCAGGCGCACCATCTTTGGCCATATAGCTCACGCTGTAAGAGTACGTGCCATCGGGCCATTTCGTACGCGTCCACAGGTATTTGCCCACTTCCGATGGCGGCACACTGTTTAGCCATGTCCCCGTTGGCGCATTAACTCCGCTGCTGCCTATCTGATAGGTCACATTGCTCTTGCTGTTCGCGCCCCACTTTATAACCACCTCACTGCCAATCGTCACAACACCAGTTGCAGGGTTGTACGTTATAGCTCCTCGCCCAAGGTCAAAATAGCCATCATGGTCAAAGATATAGTTGTCTTTTCCAGTCTCATCATCAAAAGACACTATCGTACCTTTTCGCATATAGAGTCCAAATGCTTCACTATTAGGTATGCGGCCCAAACTGCAAACTATCTTGTCAGAAAACGACTTGGAGTTTACGCCATTGAGCAAGTCAATGGTTGGCACACCGTTTTCGGTGGCATGGAGGTATATCGCATTCTGTCGGCTCGGTTCGGTGGTGTTGCCATACTGCACAATCTCGTCACCAGCCGCAGGCAAGTTCATCGGCACGTCATTGTTCAATACCTTCTCCGTATCGTCATTCTGAAAGATTTCGCCCACAAACTCGCTTGCCATGACGGTAAACCAACCCTCCTTCATGTTTGCGCTCTCAATCTTCACCCAGTAGCCCTTTATGCCTTTAGTCACGCCATCAGAACCCACCTCCACACGCTGGCAGCGTATAAGGTCATTCTTCGCAAAGCCGCCATATCCGTGAGTGGCTTCGCCCTCGAGTTTTATGAGGTAATATTGGTTCCCGTGTTCATCGGTGCGCAGACTTACTTCCTTTACCTTGCCGCACGCCTGGCTGATGCCGAGTGAGCCGCATATCGCACGCACTTGGTCTATTATCAGCTCATGCGCTATGAAGGCTTTGCGCACCTTTACATTGTCTATTTCCAGCGTATATTCTGGCGTTTCTTCCGAGCCGCTGTTGAATATCTTCCACCCATGGCCCATGAAGTCCGAAGCAAAGTATTCTTGCATCTCGCACACCATCTTGCCGAAAGCGTTAAGCACCTTGTTTCCTGTGCTTCTTGCGCTCCCTACAAATCCGTTGAACCATGTGCTAAGTAATCTTGCCATATCTATACAAAATATTCTATTATACCATCTGCGGCAGTGTCATTTCCGCTGTAACCGCTTGCGAACATTGCTCCAGCTTCAAACGTTATAAGCCCTTGTGCGTTGTCATCATCGCGGCTGTGGAGAAATGTGTTCTTCATACGGAGAGCAGAATACACGTTATCATCAGTTTCTTTTGTTGTGTCGTTAGTCTTGATGATATAGACTGATGCTCCACCCGATGTGCCTTCGCTTACGAGTGTGCTGCCGCCAATATTAAGGCTCACTTCGTTATTTATCTGCTTCTCCAAGTCCTTGAACTTGGAGTAGGTGGCCTTTTCTCCGATGATGTATGTTGGGCTGTCATAAGGTATGTCCATCTTCTTTTCGTAGCCCATAACGCGGCTTTCGCGCTTTCCGCTGCGGAATAGTGCAGCGTTATACATTGTTACTCGTCTGCCAAGGTCGAAGTCCCATGCGTTTTTCGCGTCAAGGTCGCTGCCGCTGTAATCTTGCACTATCTCATTGCCATAATCGTCAACGAGTGTGTTGCCGCTGTCATCTGTAATGTATGTTTTCTCCCTCACACCATACGCTATGTCCGAGAACAAGGTACATTCGTAGGTATTCGGGTCAATCATCATTTTCTTGATTTGCTTCTGCGTTTCCTTTTTAAGTTCGTCTTGAGCATTGTCTATCAGTGTAAGGTCTGCAATTCGCGAGCTGTCCCAACCAGTCAGGATAAATTCGTTGCCTTTTTCGGGGTGCATTGACTTATTCGGGAGGTATAGGCCGCCATCGAACTGCTTTCTTAAAATGCGGAAAAACTGATGGTCAATGGTTGGCGTTGTGGGCGTTTCGGAGCTGTTGAACTGCACATCAAATGTCAGTCCTGCGAGTGGGCCAGACTGGAAGATGACTTGCATATTCTCGCCATTTGGCAGTTGCCATGCTATATCAAAGACAAACGAGTTCGTCTTGATGTAATATTCGGTGTATTTCTCGCCTGTTGGCTGCTTGTTCTCGTCAACCACATTTTGCAGTTTGTCGCGTACCTCTGTTATCTCTGACTTGGTGCGAGGATAGATGTCATCGAATACAAGCACTTTCTCAACAATTTCTCCGTCCCTTGCCTCTTGTGTGTCTATATATCCAGGCGATGGCAGCGTTAATCGCGTTTCAGCGAGGGCCTTGATTGCCTCTGCGTCTTGTTTGTTTGCTGGGAAGAAGTGTGTCGGAAGCTTCGCAACAACAAGGTTGTCAAGCGTGAATTTTTCTCCGCCTTTAAGCGTGATTGCGCTCTTAGCAATCTTGAACATACTCGTGTGTACATCAAGCGTTGGTTCGATGTATTGTGTGGTGTTATACCATATAGCCTTTGCTTCCTTTTTCGTTTTAGTGAATATTATTTTGCATTCCGCCTGAGTGTAGGTGTGCGCTCGGTTGTCCGTGAATCCTATTTCCGCGTTAGCATCTCCTATTGATAACTCGCCCGATATTCGGCCATATCCCGTAGCTATCTCAAGCACATATTGCACGCAGACTTCTGTATCTGCTTCTAATTTCAGCTTTGGAAAATTGAAATGGTGTATTGCTTGAACCTTGTTCGCTCCAGTACCCATTCCGTCCAAATTCAGTGCATACTTGTATGATGCAAGTACGTTCTGAATTGTTTTTGTGCCTATTGTGAGATTGCTCCCTTTAGCCTTTGCTGCATCTGTGACTACTGCGTAGATGCCTCCTGCTCTTAAGTATTCTTTATCTTTTTTTATGCTGCCTGCTGTCCATTTCAAATTTAGTGGCAACATACTTAATGTGTCAGACTTTTTGTAGAGGAGCTGCTCCTTATACTCGCCTTGTATCAGTTTTACGCTGTTTGCAAGTTTTACCTCGAAGTAGAATACTGCAGGTCTGTTCGTGAAGTTATCATTATTGAATGTGGTTCTGTCTATCGCAGCCTTTCCAAAATTCTTAAATGAGTTATTATCTACCTTTACCTCCGTTACTTTGTCAAAATACTCGGAGTAGAACGGATATTCGGAGCTGAAATACCAACTGTCTGTTGTTCCTTTCAGCCCCGTGACGGTAAGCTCTACATCACCTTTATCCCAGTTTGCAGGCAGATTGTTTGATGAGCCAAAGGCATACACACGCGTTGCGTAGTCTGTTTCGCTCTTAGACCCGTCCATGCTTTCAACGTTCTTGCCAAGGATAAAGTCCACATTCGTTCCCTCTGCGTCCTGACATTTGCCGAAGTGTATCACGTTTTCTATTACCCACCATTCAGTGTCCCAAGCCTCTGCTATCTGTGCCAGTGCGTCAATGTAGTTGACAGACGAATAAGATTGCGTTTTTACCTTTTCCAAATCATCGCCATCAACCTTATGCACTTTATACGTGTATTTCTCCGTACCATTATAGCACATGCCCTCCACATCGTTAAGGCAGCGCACAAGGGTTATAACTTGTTGTTCGAGGTTAGCCGTGAGGTTGAATGACGCCTCCAACGTGTTGTTATACTTCGATTTGTACTTGTACATTCTGTTCTTCCACGCGAAGTAGTATGCTTCGAGTTTCAGCTCATACTTATAACCGCCCGTGTTGCTGTCGTATGTCGGTGATTGTATCTCTGTGACTTGGTATACCTTGTCATGCCACGTGCAATACGAGCCAATGGGAAAGAATACGGGTTCTGCGAGGTTGAAATGCAGTTCCACGTAATCTTCCTTCATTAGCTCTTTGCGTTCTTTGCAACCAACAAAGATGTTGGGCATCTCGTACAATAACTTGCCTTTGGGGCTGTATATTGGTAATGTCATTCAGAGTGCAGTTTTATCGGTCTGTCGGGTTCGGTTCAAGGAACTTGATTTTGATTGTTCTGAAGTTCTCTCTTCTGTAATCCGTGATTTCTTCAACCTTACGAAAAAGTAGCTTGAATGTCTGCCCGATTCGTCTTGCCTCAAAGTTAATCATACCGCTGCGCAATACGCCAAGCATAAGGTCTGTATTAGCTTGTATCTCGCTGTACGTACTTCCCTCAAGTAAGAAAGTGAGTGAAAACTCGCGTTTCTGCACCTTTATACTATCCGAGTTTATAACGAGTCTTACTCCATTTTCAAGGCGACTTTCGTTGCTTATTACTTCTTTCGTTTCCAAGTTGCCTTGCAGTGTGTTGTAAGTACCTTTCAGAGGTTGTGCCTTATAGTTTAACCAAATATCCTTTCCGTTGATTATAATTTGTCCAGTCATATTCTTATATGTTACGCGTGTTCTTTTCTATTTTCGCAAGTCGCTCATTCATGCTGTATAGCTCATTTGTGTTCTTTTCTATTGCAGCGAGATGACTTACAGAAGTTCGTTGTATCTCTATTGAGGTGTCGTAATACTCATTTCTGCCTCTTTCGATGTTTATCATCTGGCAAAGACTGTCATTTATCTTGTCGTATTTCAGCGTGTCAATGAGTTGATTATCACGTATCTGATACAATGCTTCTGTCTGTGCCAATGCGCGGCCGCTAAGTTCCTCGATGCTGCTCTCTGACGCTGCCGCAAAGCCTTTCGTCTGCGACCCGTCACTCGCTTCACCACCAAGCCCAGAATTGTTCAGAGTGTCGTTTCGCTGATTCGTAAAGTTGTTTGACGCTTCTTCCAACTCTTGTTGGAACTGTCGTGCATGCTCTTCGGTCAGTTTTCCTCCATCGGCCTCTACTTGCTTCTGATAGCGTTCCGTAAAATCCTTGGTCCACTCTTCGACTGCTTTACCCATAGTGTTGTCTATGAGGGCCTTTCGCATCTTGTCTTTCACCGAATTAGCGAAATCGTCCGCACCGCTGTTCATATCTTCGAGAACCGACATGAAGTTTGAGTACATATCATCGAACTTGATACCTGTCATCTTCTCTTTCGTGTCCTCTTGGAAGTCTTGCGTAGCCTTCTTGCATTCAATCAGCTTGTCCAAGTAGTCTTGCATCTCTACGGGGAGCTTCGCCCAGTATTCGCCATTGTCTGCGCCTTTGGCTGCTACAAGTTGGTCGTAGCTGAGGTTCGTTAGGTCAGACACGCTGTTAATCTGCACGCCTGCCGCTTGGCTCATTGCTTGCAAGCCCTTTGTTCCAAGGTCGCGGTCTATGCGATAACCGTAGCTGTGAGCACCTGTATTACGTACTTGCAGGTACTTTGTCGCAAGTGCTTCAAGCGATTTTTCTTCAGCCTTATATAATGCTTCCACTTCTTTGATAGCCTCCTTTGCGCCATCTCCGAAACTCATTTCAACGTATTGTTTCTTTTTTTCTATCAGGTCACTCCATATACCTGACAGCTTTTCGTAATGTTTCCTTTCATTCTCATAGGCTTTAAGTGAGTCGCTTTTACCGAATATCATCTTAAACATTCCCGAAAATACGTCTGCGATTCCACTGAATACGCCAGTGATAGCGTGTACGTAATTCCCGATATCAAGGAAAGACCCAATCTTCGTCAAGTCGAATCCATCAAACGCTGAACCTATCTCTCCAATCCCATCGAACATGGTTCCTAAACCTTCGGGCATTGTCACACCGAACTTCTCGAGCATATTAGATACGTCCTTGCCCATACTCGACATTGCAGTAAAGCCGCTGCCGACTGACTTAATTGAGGATTGCGCTGTCTTCTGCGCATCTGATAAGTCTTTCGTTGATTTTGCAGCTTTGTCAAGCATATCGCCAAATGTTTTCAGCTCGCCAGATACAGGGTCATATACCTTTTCAGCGCGTATTTCTGCCTTTTCTTCTGCTGATGAAGCATTTTGGTATCTCTTCCAAAGACTTCCACCGCCAACACGTTGAACTTGTGCCTGTGCAGTCTTTGCCGCTTGTGACTTCTCTTTCAGATTGCGTACCGAAGTAAATAATCCGCCTATAAGTGAGCCTTTCTTTGTCTGTTCATCGCGGACTTTATTTATTGCTTCGTTGATGGCCTTAATGCTTTCTATTGAGAGATTTTTATCGTTCTTGATTAGTGTTTCAAGCTGACTTTGTAGCTCTGCCAAGGCAGATTTGCTAAGACTGCTAAGGTCACCAAAGACGTCCTCCCAATTCAGCTGCTTCTTGACTTCTTCAAATTCAAGGGCTTTATTCGCAGCCTTAAATTCCTCAACTTTTAATTTGTATTGCGCTGAGTCTTGGTCAAGACCAGTTGTCTCATACATAAACTTCTCGCCCAACGCCTTGCGTTTCTCCAAGAATGTCCCGTACTTCTCGTAATAGTCATTCCATGCGTCCTTGGATTGGGACACCCAATCAAGCTGGGCTTGGGCATTCTTCCTTAGCTTTTCAATTTCATTTTTGCTTGCTTCGTCAGTGGCCTTCTGCAATTCTTTCTCAAGAAATTGTATATCGGCCCTCAATTTCTTCATTTGTTTTTCTTTATCGGAAAGACTGTCATACTCAGCAAAATGCTCTTTTATTGCAGTCGCTTTATCCTTTGAAGCATTATCAACTATTTGGCTCTTGCGCTTATTATAGACAGCGGAAATATTGGTGTCAGATAACACTTCGTCTCTCCACTGGGCATCTGTCTTTTTTCCGTCCTTTGTGTTCTGCCAAGTTTCACCTTTCTTGTGATTTCCTGCTTTCCACAATTTTTCTGATACAGATTTTCTATTCTTTATAATCGCATTTAGCCAATCTTCTAACGCCTTTTCTTCTTTGTTCTTATTATTTTCTATTTCCTTAATCTCCTTGTTGAGAGATTCGTCCATATATTTTATGCTATCATCAGTAATTTCTTGCTGCATCTTAGCAATCTCGTTACCTTCTTTTTCCTTGGCATCTTTCTGAATTGAAATTCTGTCAGATTTTATTTCTGCGGCAGATTTCGTCCTTGTTGTCCCTTTCTTACCACTCTTTTTACCGCCTCCAGTCTCATTACCAGCAGATTTATTCAACCTCTTTTGCTTATCCTGTGCCTTTGCTTTAAGCCCGACTAACATCTTTCGCAAATCTGTCCTATCGTCAGCAGCATTAACCTGGGCCTTTAAGTCCTTGACTATCGCATCAATCGCATCATTAGAATGAGCATTTTCTATTTGGTCAGTGTATCTTTTCTTTATTTGGTTTAGGTATTCCTTTTGAGAATTCTGGCTTGCTTTCGTTGTTTGCTTTTTGCTTGTTTTCTTCTGAGGCTGGTGCGCATTTTGCTTTGCTTGTGGTGTTATAAAAGGCCCATTATATGGTTGTTTCGGTTTATTCCATGGAAGATTATTGTTGCTCGGGAAATTAGAGAATAATCCATTTGTCTTTTGAGGTTTATTCCCTTTCGATGGTGCATTCCTGTCGAATATCGATTTAATCTTCACATACCATTGTGTGCCAGACAGTTTTGCAAGCAAACTGGAGAGTGTATTAACTTTTGTCTTTGCGATGTCTGCATCACTGGCATCTACTTTAGGCTTCGCTTTCTTCTTGTCTAAGTTGTCAGAAGCATTTGACGCCTTATCGTGTTCTTCTGTTGCTTTTTCTGCGTCCGAAGAATCTACTTTAGGTTTCGCTTCTTTATCTCCAAGGTCTGAAACGCTTGTGGACGCTTCGTTGTATTTCTTAATTAAATCTTCAACTGACATCTTCGTGATGTCATTATTTGCATTCTGCTTTGCTGCTGCTCTGTCACTATCTTCTTGAACCTTCTTTGCATACTGCGCCTGCGCTGTCATCAACATCGCAATATTGTTTAATCCCGATTTCGCATAATCACTAAATCCAGTCTTAAGGTATGTAATATCAACTCCCATGTTACCCATCTGTCCCTTGAATGATGAGTACATCTGAGATAATAGCTTATTCTGCTCGCTTACATTTCCGTTGGCTTCTTTCCATTTAGATGCGTACGATGTGATGATTGATGTAGCAACAACAGAAGCCTGCTCTGACATCTCTGAGAATTTTTTCCATTGTTCTCCGACCTTAATATTAGCTTCATACATTTCTTCCCCTGGGGCGAAATCCCTGTGCATTGCATCTTTATCTATCGCGTCCCAACCGCTTGAAAAAGATTCTTGTAATTTATCCTTTAGGTCTTTCGATTCTTTCTCAATACTCTTGTTGTAGCTCTCAAGTGCATTAGCATTTATTCTTGCTTGCCCCTCCTGCTGAATGAGTTTAATCAGCTCAGCCCTGAACTGGTTTACTTGCGATAATTTGTCTTTTTCTTCGTCTATCTTGATACCATATTCATCGTATATGCCGCAGAGTTCTTCTATGCTATCTTTGTATACTTTTGAATTTTTATCAACAGAGTTAACGACTGCAAGCAGTGTCGTTGCATTTGATTGAGTTTTTACTGCTTCTTCACCGAATCTCTTTACATCTTCTGTAGCTTCTTCTGTACTATCAGAGAAAGCAGAGAATATGCCTATACCGATAGAAATAGCTGTAAGAGCCATTCCTATCGGATTAGATGCGAAGGCCGCCTTAAGGCCATTGAATGCAGTTGTCAACTGGCCAGTAGCCCAAGTGAGTGCTTTCGTCGCTAAAGAGTTCGCGGACTTTGATGCTGTGTCTATATTCTGCTGAACTACCTGAGCCTTTTTGGACACTGAACTTAAATTCGTTGCAGCCGTATTTTTGGCTGTTGCCGCTGCTTGCACATTAGTTGCTGCTGTTTCTTTCGCCTTAGATGCAGTGGAAAGGTTATCTGCCGCTGCTTCTCGTTGTTTCGTTGCTGCCGCCAATTCTGCTTCTCCTGCTGCAAAGGCCTCTGCGTCACCCTCGTTGAATGCAACTGCAATTTTTTCGTTTATGGCGTCTATCTGCTCGTTTGTGGCGTCAACAACATTTTTCGCATCTTCTACCCCAGCTGACGCTGAAGCAAAAGACGATTGTGCTTCCTCCCATGCCTTATTAGCTGTATCGAAAGCGTCCTGCGCTGCTTGTACTTCTTCCTCGTGTAATGCTTTGAGCTGATTGCGTAATTCTTGTATCTGGTTCGCTTTGTTGAGGTCTATACTTCCACCTTCCACTTGCTGACCGAGGTCATTATCAAGAGCTGATATTCCGTTTTTCTGTTGTATCAGCGCAATTTCCTGTTCAAGATTTGCAATTTCTTGACTTGCTGCGGCATTATTAACTGCTGCTACTGCTGCCGTTGCAGCCTTATTCATGCCCCATGCTGCTGCAATACTAATTATAACAGAACCTATCTCTTTATAGTGGTCTACCATGTCAGCCGCGAGTTCTATTGCTCCACCAATAGCACCTTCAGACTTCTCTCCAATCTCGTTGAACATCATATCTATGTTATCTTCAAGATTAGCGAGTTGTCCTGTCAAAGTCTTACTCTGTGCTTCCATAAGGCCACCAAACTTACCGCCCTCATTAGTTAAGTCCTCGATAGCTTTTTGGACTTCGGGGAAACCGACCTTGCCTTCTGATACGAGGTCTTTTACCTTGCTTTCTGAAACACCGAATTGCTTAGCGAGTTCTGCAATCATAGGTATGCCACGGCCAGTGAATTGCATAAGGTCTTGAGCATAGAGTCTCCCTTGGCTCATTGTTGTGCCATACAAGTAGATAATATCATTGAGAGGAATTGACAATCCTGCTGCAATGTCACCAAGCCTAACGAGTGTTCCGTTGACTTTATTCGCCTCCAAGCCATACGCTAACAACTGCTTCGCTCCATTTGCAACCCCCTGCAAGTCGAACGGTGTAGAAGCCGCTGTATTCACCATCTGTTGCATGAGTGCAGAGGCCTTCTGTTCGCTTCCGAGCATTGTGTTAAACGCCATTTCTATCTGCTGGAATTGCCCTCTGATATTGGTCACGTGAGAAGCAAATTCTTGTGCCGAAAAAGCAACACCGAAACTCGCTGCAGATTTCGCAAGAGATGCAAACATTGCATCTGCTGTTGCGCCAGCATCTTGCATCTTGTACAATGTACTCACAAGATTTTCGCCCTTAGAACTGGCTTGTGAATAGCTGTTACCAAGGTTCTTGATTTCCGCTGACGTCTTAGCTGCGTTGTTGGCCTGTTTAGACATGCCTTCATCAGATTTTGACAAATTGGACGTCATAAGCGAAACGTCTGACGAGATGGTTTTTGCCGCGTTGTTTGCTTGCATCTGCATTCTCATCAATGCGTCAATGAACTCATCTGCGCCTCTCTTTACATCATCTGCGTCAATCGTGGCACGAATGCCCAATGCGCCATCTATATCTTCTGCCATATACTTTTCTACATTAAGGACGAGAAAAAGCTATTCCCGTTGTCGTTGGTTATATAATTCTTACTTGGTTTCTGTTGGCTGTCGTGCTGGTTCCCTGTTTCGTTTTCCTCTTCGTCAAGTGGCTTAATTCCAGGAATTGCAGCGTTAAGTAGTATAAGGTTAATGTAGCTCCGTCTGAACACAACTTCTTCGTAGCTCATTCGGAAGTACTTCATTATTCCCCCTACGAAGCCCCATGGAGAGGTGCTTCGTGAGTATTCATCGTCACTTGTTTTGCTCCTCTTAGGAAAATCATAGATTGAAAAAAAAAGGGTGCATTAAAACTTTGCGAGCAGAAAGAAATCACTTGTTTGTAGCGTTTCATTGTTGTATGCTTACGAATGTACCAGCCAAACAGAAATCTCGCAACAGACGAGCGGAAAACAGCCTTTACGACTATCTTTTGAAGCGTTCTTATGTCTTGATGCGCTGAAAGCATCTTCTCTATCGCGTTAAATCGGCCTTCAACTTCTAATTGCTTGCACTCTTGCACCTTTTCGCCAATCTCCCATATCTGAGTCAAGGTGAGAGGACGAATGCGGAAAGGAATGAGTCCAAATCGTACCCAAATTGCCTTCTCCGCTAATACTGATGATGTCTTATTTTCTTGTTCCATATGTGTTAATGAAAAAGCGGTAGCGGCCCAATGTCGCTACCGCTAAAAATATGATGGTGGTAATTTAGCTGTTCTTACTTACTGTTGAATGGTCGTGGCCTGTATTGCTGCTTGTTGAACCTGCGTTGGGTTTATGACGTGCCGAAGGCATCTCCTCGCCAGTCTTGACATCGAATACAGCCTGTTTCGTGCATTCAATGTTGATGTTGGGGAAACCACTCTTACCAATACTGCCGCTCTTTGTAACAACGAGCTTCATGTTCGCCCACTCGAAGATGTGCGAGGGAAACTCATCTGTAGCCTTTGTAGTAATTTGCACGGCATGATTTTGGAGCTTAAATTTAGGGTTTTCTACAAGATAGTCTTTGTCAGCTCCGCTTGCTGCGCCCTCCTTGAAGCCAAAGAAGAACATATATGCTTCCTTGCTCATGTCGTACACCTGAACAGTGAATCCCTCTGAGCCAGCATCGCTCTGAAGTACTGCATAATAATTGTCACTGTCCTCTACTTCGATGTTATTTGTAGAGGGTGCTTGGTCGTTGAAGCTAAGCGAGTCTTTAACAATCGCTTTCAGCTTAAATTCTTCCCAACTTGTTGGGAAGGGGGACTTTGCCGCAGCAGTATCAGCCGTAGGGCTGTCTACAAGAGGGGCAAATTTCACGCTCTCGATACCCCATGCACCTGATTTGTTAGCCATATTGTTTTCTATTTTAATTCGTAAATGTTACTTGAACTCTTATATTTATGAAATGTGTGCCGTCATTGTCTTTGGTACAGTTGCTGTCACTTTCGATATTATACCACGCCCCACCGATTATAAGCTCGCGTTCATCGTCCTCTGTGTCTATATTACGACACGGGATAAGGCTGAATATGCGCTCACTCATGCTTTGAAGTTTTTTTGTGTCGGGCTGGCTGTCAGTCATATCGGTTGCGTGTAGATTGATGTTTACGATGCAAGATGTATTGACTGCTCTGCCGTATGATATATTCAGATAGTTCAGGCAGATGTAATTCCCCTCGAAGTTCGTAGGCTTTTCAAATTTGAACACCTTAATATCGGCAATATTCTTTGCGATATACTCCGATAGGTTCGTAACGGCCTGCATTCCATTCATATAGTACCTTCTTTGATGTCTTGTTTTAGTTTGCTCATCTTTTCGTCAATAGAACTTTGGATAAATGATATGACGTTGTAGCCTTTCGCCTCTACATAGCGCGCGTATTCCTTTCCAGCGACAATTACTATCTCCCATGTTGAGTTACTAATTGACATCTTTGAGATTGCGCTATTTGCGGCTTCTTCTCCATCTTCACTTCCTCTGCCATCGAAGCCACCTCTCACTACTTCTTTGCCTTGGAAACTGATTCTGAAACCTATACTTCCTCGTAGACCGCGGGTGTGGTCATCATATCCTCCGCTTGCTCGTGACGGATACGTATCTCTGGCCATATTGCAAGCTTCTTCTGCGATTACTTGCAACTCACGCAATATACGCGTATCGGGTGCGGACTGTTCGCTTGCCAAATCACTTGAACCTAATTTACGCAAGACTTCGTCAAATCCAAATGCTTCTACAGCCATATCTTTAACCATCTACGCAAGGTAACAAAGCCTGATACCCTACACATCATGTCAATAGAGCCATCTTTTTTTGTTATCCTTACCTTTTCGTTCGCCTGCGGTATCAGCGTTATATCTTTAGGCTTTCGCATGATTACGAGATAACTGTAAACATAATCAGAACCGTCATTGCCCTTAATTTTGGCTGCTGACGAGTTCTGTGTTATGATACATTTACCGAGGTCTATCTTCTGTATTGTTTCAGTCGGGTTTAATTGTTCATCTTGCCCAGCAACAACACGTTCGAGTATTATTTTATCCTCTAATCTCATATTGATATACAGCTAACAACATTTTCACTATCATCAGCAAGCACAAGGTCTGCGGATATTCCAGCATCACTTGCTATTGCTTGTATAGATTTTTCCAATTTGCTTACCGCATAAGTTTGCGATATGCCGCCTATATTTTCCGCTGCGAGCACACGCAATCTTGACAAACATAACATCGAAGCAAGTGCAACACACTTCTTGCCTTGCAGCGTGTATTCTGTTTCGGGAGGATTTTCGCCAAAGCGTTCACCTGCATCAATAAGAGCCTTATCAATGCTTTCGTCTGACACACTATATGGCTCAATAGTGGCCGCAACTGCTTCTCTGTTATTCATAACAACCTAAAAACAACAATGAAATATCAATTAGTTCGTCTTATCCGTTTCGAGGATATACAAATCTTCCTTGCCAGTGAATACGGGATTAGCCCACATTTCGTAGTCTATGAAACGGCCCTTGTCGCTTCGCCACATACCAACATGGTTGTCATCATATACCGAATAAACCTTGTTAGGAATAGGGTCAATCGTTTCAAGGGGGTCAGAAACCTTAAGCACAGCCACATTGTCAGCGCACTGGAACACGACTCTGTCATCACGAGTCATGTTGATTGACGTGCCGTCTTGCAACAGGCTGTATCTATCCTTTTCGATAGTGATTTCAGGCAAGAGAATTGTCTGCAAGTACTGATTTACCTCGTTGTAAGATACTCGTGCGTTATTTACTTCAACCTTGCCAAGTTTCAGTGTGAATACATCTTTGAGTTCTTTGGCCTTGCACATCTTGCGGAATGTACGTATTGACATACGCATCTTGCGTACGACCTTGCCCTTAGAACCGAGATAGTCTACAATCTCCTGAATGTCGCTAAGAGGTGTTGCAGTTTCCGTACCCCATGCTGCGACCTTGGCCTTGAAACGCTTGACGCCAAGGTCGTATGTATACGACACTGGCGACTTCTTGTTGTTTGTTCCGTCTACGGTCTGTGTGCCGTTGAACAAGCCCTCGAAGTAGAGCATATCAATACGCTTGTGAGGAGCGATTACAGCCTTCTCGAATGGGTCAAACAGGAACTTGACGAGCTTGGCGTATTCCACCTGCTTTTGCTCTTGTGAGAATGTTGCTTCTTTGTCCTTGTAACGGCCTTCAAGGTAATAATACTGCTCCAGTCGGTCGTTATCCATCTGCCACTCGTCTGCGATGCGGCTCAGAGAACCCATCAACATACTTGCAGTTGGCATCTGGTGTGTTGGCTTCTCTGCGTCCTTTGCAATGATTGAACCGACCATTGCGGCAGCATATTCAGCGAGATATGCCTGATATACTTTTGCTGCGCAATATTCCACAGAGCGAATTTCACTCTTCCATTCTGCGATATAGGTAGAGTTCTTCATCTGCTCTTGAATAAAGCAGTCAAACCGCTTCGGCTTCTCAAGCTCTTTTATCAGTGAATCCATATATGTTCTTTTTTATAAGTTCTTTTATGTTACTTAATCTTGAATGCGTGACGCGAGGTTAATGCGGCCTTGATAGCATCGTTAATTGGATAAGGAAGTGTATCTTCCTCAATCTCGTAAGCCTGCAAGGTCGGGGTACAACTCTGCATACCGTCAAGTTCTACACTCGCATAATTAAGGCCGATAACCTTTGCGGCATTCCCGTTGTCAAGAACTGCGTCCTTGTCTGCTTTCTCTGCCAACCCTGCAACTGTTACCTTGTCAAAGTCTGCATTGCTTGTGTCAATAGCAGAGATTGCAGAACCTGCAAGGCTGTCGCCAACAGCGAGGAGATGGCCTTTATACACCTTTACCTCTGTTGCTGATTTAATTGCTGCCTCGTAGACCTTTGCTGTCTTGCATACACTTACCTTGCCTGACGCTGTAAGTGCAAGAGGTGCGCCCTTGGGTAACCACTTCAATGTTGCAGGGAGTCCAGTCTGGTCAAGATTGAAACCGCTCTGTCTGCGCACACAAGACTTCTCGTCCCATACACCCTCTTGAATATTGGTCGGTTTAGTTTCTTTGTATATCATGTTTTATTCGTTTTGGTTTTTAAGATTTAGCAAGTGCTTTCTGTGCATCTTGCATTTTCTTCGCGAAGTCCTCATCGCTGTCAGGCTCGCCACCATTGCCTAATGGGATATCGGCAAGTCCGAGTGATGATAATATCGCCTTGCGCTCTTCTGCATAATCCTGCTCAATCTGTGATGCAAGTGATGCGGCATCTTCTTCTTTTTCGAGATTGTAACGGCCAACGAATTTAGACGGAATGCCTTTTAGCTTATCTTGACCTGCAAGAATACCGTTCAACCTTTGTCGTTCCTCTCTCTCCTTGTAAGGCTTTAAGGCTTCGTCAATGCCAGTCCTAAGCATCTCTGCAACTTGCTCCTTCGTAAGTCCTTCTTCTGTTGGCTTCTTAGGTGGTTCTGGATTCACGTCTGGCTTAACATAGCCTTTGTATTTGTTTTCTACCGCCGATGCGCATCTATTACCGAACTTCTGCATGATGTTTACATAGGCCGAAACACCGCTTGCTGCGTTGTTAATATCGTCTTCGCTTGCATCTTCGCTGAGATTTTGGCCAACAATTCCAGCCAACTCCTCCAGTTCTGTCTGACTCAACCCCTTGTCTGCATACAAGGTCTTAAGTGCGTTAAATACTTTCTTGTTCATAGATTTAATTGAATTATACAATAACAAATGTAGATAATAAGAAAGCTACACATCTGCGCATTATTTGTTTTTCTTTCGATTTTGCCGCAAAATATGCCTTTGCAGCATTGATTTCACAGATTTGGCCGAGTATGCATCTGTATTACATATCCGAATTACTGACAGCCCAATTCTTCTTATGCAAGCACTTCTGTTGCTGTCAAGCCGCTTTTGCTTGTCCGTAAAATGGTATTTACCATCGACCTCTATGCAGGCGTTCAGGGCTGGAACATATATGTCTATGTAGAATGTCTTACGGGGTGTCTGTATCTTGTACTGGCGTATGAATTTCACGCCCAACCTGTCCAAAATTCGGCAAACAGACTTTTCTGCCGAGGTTGACTTGTTTAATAGTTCATTTCTGTAATCTCGCATAACTCATTGAGTTTTACGCGAATATAGATATATTTCGTTAGATGTGGAAAATAAAAATATATCAAACTTATAATTTTCTTATATCTTTATTTTGTTAGAATATAATTTTGTTATATCTTTGCAACGCAATTAAGAAACAAAGTAACAAACAATAAAACAAAACAACAATGTTTACAGATTCAAACAAAATTAAAGAACCAAATATGACGGGTTGGAGCGAATGGCGCAAAGAGAACCACAAGAAAACTCAGATGTTGCTCAAAAAAAGATACAACTTCGGTTGGAGAAGAAAATAAAACAACTAAAACAAAACAACAATGATACAGACAATTACCCCAGTGAACAAAAAAGAGTTATACGAAGCAATAACCTTCGATAATTGCGGAGAACGCTTGTACAACCAGTTTACAGGAGAGGTCAGAAATGGCGACCTCTATGTAATAATAACTCGCTGGCATGACAGGAAAATCCTCGTTTCTTACTGCAAGGAGAATGTTGATTACGCTGTCAACTCTTCGCTCCACTCTTCAATAAAGAGCCTCGTAAACAAAGTATCTAAATATCTTAACTTGGACTAAAATGAAATATTGCACATTCAAAGATTACGGTAACAGCTTCATCTACGAAGATGGTAATTTATTCAACCCTGTAAACGGTGATAACGCCTACATTGGCGAAGAAACATTTAAGAACGCCTTCATCAACGGGCCGTTACGAAAACATCTTGTAATAAGAGATATAGAATAAGGTGAGCTGAAAGGCAGCGTGAGGGGTTCGATTCCCCTCACACCTACAAAACAAACGTTTGAATATGGTACGGGCGATTCTTAGAATTTCTTTGCGCTTTCCCTTCAAAAAAGCAGAAAGTAAACCTCAGATAAGAGTAAATCCGAAAGCTGTGGTGTTAACCAGCCGTGAGATAACACGTTACAAACCGAGAAAACGTATACCGTACCTTATCGTTACGAGGGTTGAGCAATACAACTAAAAAGCCGTAGGTGCAATCCAAGCACCATTGTAGAGAAAAACCGTATACAACAGCGGGCGGTCAGGCATACCGTGGGGTGAAAGAAACACCTGACAAAAAAAATCGGCTCATCTGTGGCGAGCTGTGTTTGGATAGCCATAGAACGTTCTTGTTTGGCGTGAACAATAAATAAGCCAAACGTTGAAGCTAAACGTTAAGATGCTTAGAAAAGGAGATACCTCTGAATAGTTGCACGAGTGCATAAGTCAGACTTATCCCAGTTGGGAGCGAAACGTACACCTCGCACTTTGCTGTCACAATTCGTTGGGCGATAACGTTAAGCGCATTTTTAATTTGAAAACAACAACTCTAAAATATATAACACAATGGATAATAAGTTTTTTGACTTCGAAAAAGCAAAAGTACAGACAATTACACTGGAACAGCTCGAACGCACTCACAAGGAAAATGATGTGTACAACAACCCGTTGAAGGGTATCTATCACTTCCAGTTGCTCAACGAAGTAATTAACATGTGCAACGAGCAACACTTCAATGTTGAAGTGTACGACTTATTTGCGGCACAGAACAAAGACCGCGCTCAGCCAGGTGTTGTGCTACTTCCGCAGGTAGAAGCCCAGTACGGAGATAAGGCGGTAGAAGCACACATTTTGAGACGCGTTTTCGCAAACATCAGAATAAGCGATTTTGATGACAGTGAGAACACTACGAATATCGCTATTGCATTCCACCAAAAAGGCATTCAGGCTGGATTTGGCAATATGGTTAAGATATGCCATAACCAATGTATGCTCAATGCGAGCAATTACATATCAACGTATGCCGAAAAAGGTGCTGGGCGAGGTGATAAGATTACCGTGCAAGACGTACTTGATGTTATCAAGTCGTGGCTCGTTGATGCACGCCATATCATTGTAAGCGACAGAGAGCGAATGGAACGTATGAAGAGCATAGAACTCACGGCCGAGCAAGTATTTACGCTGATTGGCATGCTTACAGCTATCCGAGTAAAGTGCGACACATCGAACAAAGCTATCAAAGAGCCAGTCGTTTATCCGCTCAATCAGGCGCAAATTTCGCGCTTTACAGAGTTGCTACTTATAAACTACCACAACACAAATAAAACAACTGTATGGGACGTGTATAACGCTGCGACAGAGCTTTACAAGGCCGACAGCATGAATATACCTGACATGCTGCCACAGAATAGAGCAATGGTCAAGTTCCTCGAAGAGCAATACTCAATCTAAACATATCAACCTCGCGAGTGGGTGCAAGACCCACTCGCTTAACAAAAAACAGCTATGAACGAAGAAGAAGCAAAATTGAAAGAGGATAACGAATACATCATGAACTACCAAGATGCTTACATACACGCCAAGAATTGCGGCCTTGAAGAACGTTTTGCAAAAAGCTATGCAAGAACCAAGGCCAAGAACCCACAAGCGATAAGGCACATTCAAACGACTAAAGGCACGCTTGAATACTTTATTGACTGGTCTTGCACCGAGGGCAGCGTAGTGATGCTTAATGCCAAGACTGTTTCATTCTATTATAAGGCCAAATACAAAACGCACCCCGATGCCGATAGATATGGCGTGTTCTTCGCCTTCAGCGACCAGCAATTTGAGGAGGGTTACAACCGACTTGCCGACCGCGGATTTATCTCCAAAGGTGACAAAATATCCCAGTGCAAGAATGGTGCTTATGGCACTCAAAACTCACTAAAGACTTTCTTTGATTACTTCGCAAAAAGGGACGAGGAAATCAAAGCAGAATGCGACCCCCAAGAGGTGTATTTCTTTGAATACAATAACTACGAGTGCATGTACGCTTGGGACGGTGACAAGGAAGCCTACGACATAATAGTTGAACTGTGGGGAGAGGAGACAGCAAAAACAATCACACGAATTTAATACAACACTACGACAATGGAAATAACAGTAAACATACCAAAGAACGATTATATACAGCCAACAGAAGTACGCCAAGAGGTTGTACAATACATTTGCGATGCGTTTCTCAGCACTTGCGTCTGGCGCATATTTCACCCAGAAAGACAAAACGCGTACAGAGGCAAGACTCTATATGTCAGAGTCCACAAACGAAGTGGCAAGGCCTACGGATTTGGTGGCTACGAAGCATTTGACAGTGACGTTAATATCCGATTTAATGGCGAGGAGATGAAAGCAGCTTTTAAGGCTCTTCGTAATGCTGGATACCACATGTTCCGTATCTACGAATATGGCTATTGGAAGGGCTATATTTGCGACAAGAAGCCTTTCTATGATGGTGGAACAGAAGTAACAACATTCAATGACTTTATAGATTAAGACAACATGAAAGCGAAAGAATTTCTGAAAGACCTGCTCCGATGGGATTTGGTCACTGGTTCAGCCTATATGAAGTCATCATGCGAATTGAAGATAATCAGTGGCGAGCTTAAGCCAAGGTCGCTGTATTATTTCTCATTCAAAAAAAGTGACTTGATGGCCGAGCCTGACGTTACGCTTACTTTAGGCGGTGGGGATATTCAATATCTTTGGAAAATTGATGCGTGAAACACACAAAAGCATTCCTTGCAACGCCTGCCGCATTTGCAAGGAATGCAATTTTTCAATAACTTTGCAACAAAACAGAATATTATGAGCAAGATTGATTACTATCAGATAGCCTTAGATAAGGCTAAAGAAATGGGATATGACATCGTGCGCCCTGCTGGAGAACGTGATGGGTGGAAGTACTTTAGCATTGTAAAATCATGGCTAATTGGTCATAAAATCGGCCTCCCTAAATTTCTAAAGATTTCCACAAATGGGAAAGACATAACTATGGCAAAGGGATGGGATGAAACGAATTGGGCTATCAGACAAGATGATATTCTAAATAATCTCTGATATTGCATTCAACACCCCCTTCTTAAAGACTAATTTGTCTACTCTCAATATTTCCAACGATTTCGAATTGATTATCTGATTAAGATTTAAGAAGTCTCCACTTTGTGGGTCATACAACAACAAATCATTCTTTGCGGTTCTCTCAATTGTAATGACATGCCCTATTTTATCATTGTAATTTATACCAACATGATAACGTCCGACTGCTTGCATTTGCTTTACTGCTTTACGTAGCAAATCATCTCCTTTTATTATAGTTGGAATTGGCTCTTTACCTGTCTTTGAGGAAATCCAAGCATATTCAATATGTTCTCCTAACTGAAATTGTACACTATCCTTTTTATTTGAATACCCCAAGGCTGTAATATCAAGCCCACGCAATCTTGCTTCATGTACAACAACACAAGACTGACAGTTCTCTTGATATACACCTCCTTTTCCGTAGTTTACATTTGCCCGTCCATTATTTGCTTCAAAGAATGTCATAGGGGTAATGTTTTTTGTTATTCCCATTTCTTTAGCAATCTCCTGTACATTCTTCTTTTGCTCGTCTGATAGTTTAATAGGCTTGCTATCAACATAGTACTTGTATGCTTCATTAGCTTCTTTCCTACCGAGTTTTGTACCCATATAGCCATGCTTAATTGCTTGCTTCTCCTTCCACCCCAGCAAATCACTAACGACTTTCTGATTATCCCTCACGAAGTAAGGCAACGTTCCGTTCTCTCGCGCCAAGTCCAACTTGTCAGCATTGCGCTCGCACCATTTTGAGAATTTATCAGGTACGTTCGGAACAAGGTTGGGGGATTTGTAAGCCCTATACTCTTTCTCGGGCAGAGAGCGCAAATATTTCCACTCCTCGCTATTGCGGTCAATCAAAATTGATGACATGGAGCAGCGACAACGTGGGTGCCAGCCTCGCCACATAAAGTCCTTAGGGTAATCACCTGCAAGCTCATCGCATATATCCTCCTCGGGGTGATTAGCTGAAAGACGAATGCGAATGCCCAACACGTATGGCTCACTACTCCACCTTTCGCAATTTGCATAGTTGTATGCCATATTCGTTTCTGTGATAGTCAGGCGCAAGGCATTCTGACGTGCTGAACGATATACACCAGTGCCAACATGGGCTAAGTCCTCTTTAACAAAGCGCACCTTTCCTTGCTCGTCTATCACACGCCTGCGCCATTCCACAACATCGCGTTTCGTACCGTCTGCCATGGCCTTTTTGAGGTGATAACGTCTGTACATCATATCAGGGTTATTGAGATACTGCCGTATCTGACGGCCAAGGCTCTCTGCCGATATGCCTTGCTTGATACCCTTTTCAAGTGCTTGCGACATGGCGAGTTCAAACTCCGCCTTTGTTTGTTGCGTGTAGTTCCACACCCTGTCAGAAAGGTTGAGTCCACCATCGCGTTTCATTCTGCTGTTTATGAATGCCTTTGCCGTACTTTCGCGCCAATCGTCAACCTCCTTGCCCTGCATACGTGTGTATGCAGACAGAGCCTTCTGCTGAATGTTGGCTGAGAGCAGAACGGCACGCGTTATGCCCTGCTTTATGAGTGATCCAAGAGTGCTGCTGTAAGCATCAAGCAAAGCCTGCACCCGTTCTTTTTCAGTCGGGGTGCAAGCCTTTGCTATTGTATACAATTCATCAGGGCTGACAGCGTGAACAGAATTTGATGTTGCCTTTGTCAGCTCTTTAATAAGTTTGTCGTATAGCTTCTGCAAGTCGCCTGATGCTTGCAGAAGCAATTTTGTCAATCTCTGTTCAGCGGTCATTCCGTGTTCCAGTTATTATTCCTCTCCAGTTTCGTCCTCCTCTTTTGTCGTTCCGAACAGGGCCATCTTCATTGATTGTGCGCTCTCCTCTTGCAACTGCTTGATTGTTTCTTCGGGATTGCTCACAAGCGGATTAAGCCTTACACCATCTTCTTGCGACATGGTCTGCTTGCTCTGCGTTGACAGATTGATCAGTTGCAGCATCTCCATCTCGTTTTTCGGTATGTAGGGCGTGAACACTGGCGTTACTTGAAGCTGGTCTGCGATACGCTTTGGTGTGGCTTTCATACTTGTTGCATAGCCACTCTTTACGACATTAAATCTTCGCGTGAACATCTCGCCAAACAGTTCCTCTTTCGTTTCGGCCTTTAGGTGTGGGTCGGTAAACATGAGTCTTATTGCCGCTCCGCTCGTGTTGTTACCTAACGTTTTCATATTCTCAAACGAGATGTCAGGCGTCTGCGAATATGAAAATATGATGTTTGTAAGGTTGGCTACCTCCTGTCGCATACTCTCGGGAGCAGAGTTCCACGATACGACCTTCATGTCAGCATTTTCGCCCTCGCCCTGGTACACACGACCCACTTCACCTTTCTCTGCAAAGCCTTTCATCTTGCCCTTGAAGAAGTATGTTGGCGCACCAAAGTAGTCATTTACGTCACCCCAATTAGAGAGAAGTTCTTCCAGTCGCTCAATGATTGGTTGCACGCATTCCCATTCGGTTTCCTCCTGCCGATAATACACAACGGGGATTTTACCAAAGCCATGCGGTTTTGCGTCAATAAGTTCAAGGTTTGCGCCATTGTTCATGTATCGGTACACGAGGGTTGACGTGTACACATCGAAATGGACAGTCGTATTGCCGAGTTCGTCCTTTACATTGTACTTGCGCGCAAATCCGTCCATGCGGTTGTAGTCATCGAAGTGGGGGTACAGAATATCCCCATGCAATGGTGAGAGCAGCATTACACGCATTTCGTCCTCCTCGCCATCTTCGCCCTTAACGATGTACCATAGCTCCGCGCATTCGCAACAACGGAACAACTCGCGTGCAAGTCGCTTGTCGAAGTAGTCTATCTTATTGTATTGCAGAATATCCATTGCGCTGTCATACAACTCTTGTTGCTGACTGTCTGCAACACCCTTGATGTTGTATTTAACTGGTTCGGCAAGCAAGAAGCCAACATCACGCTCACAGATAAGTCGCTGTGCTGGAACAGCAATACGGCAGCGGTCTACATACTTTGTCTTGTATAGCCAGTTCCCATCATTGTCTCGCTTGTCGCTCTTTACCTTAAGTTCCTTTTTTTTGCGCTTTGTCTTGTCATAGACTGCGTGCTGCATTGGGTTATATTCCGCTTCTGTTACATCAAGAGGCTTCTTGAAACCTCGTTTGCGTGCTGTCAGCAGCGTGTAAATCTGCATCGGGTCGCCCAATGCCATTATCTCTCTTATTGGCTTCATGTTTATTATTTTCTCGTATTTGTTTATTACAGCATTACAGCATATCTATAAAATCATCGGCTTCTATGCCGTTACTATTCTGCCCGAGCAGTTTATCAAGCACCACATAACGTATTGCGTCTATGGCGTGGTTGTAGGCGTCAATAGGCTCATTCAGCCACTTTCCATCTTTATTCTGGCGGTAGGTATAATTCCTAAACTCTTTCAGTACATTTGTGCTTCGCTTTGTCACGCGTATCTTTAGCTCTTGCATCTTCTGTATTCCAGCCATGATTGACCCTTGAAACTTGTGTACGGGGTGAATGTCAAGCCCTGCATTCGAAATTTCGTCAATCAGTCGCGGGTCGGCACTTTCAGATATTATCTCAATATTTTGTCCGCATTCGCGATTGGCTTCCTTGTGCGCTTTCGCTATGTCTGCAGCCAGCATTTCCGTGCGGTAGCATACTTCATCAATCCACAGCGAATTATCGTTGATATACACGTCTACAATGGCCGTAGGGTCGTTTGTGTAACCAAAGTCCATGCCTCGGTAGTGATGCTTCTGATGCCAGCGAGGTATCTCGTCTATCTCTTCCACATTCTCAAATATCAGACCCTCTACCATAGCTTGCAGACCAAGACCGTAGATGCGCCATAAGGACGGGTTTTTATATTTAAGACTCTCTATCTCGTCAATAACCTTTTGTTCAAGAAATGGATTATCCTTGTATGTGGTGATGAAATGATAGGTCTTAGGCTCCTTGTTCAGCGTGCATAGCCAGTGGTCATCAGAGAATGATGGGTTGTAGTCAATGATAGAAAATTTAGTTGTACGCATTTGCAGCTGCTGCCATTCAATAAACTTTAGTTCGTTGCCTTCGTTTACGTACAAAATTTGTCGCTTACGACCGCGCAACTTCTGCTCGTTGTCGCACGAAAAAAACTCAACCCATGAGCCATTCGGGAAGGTGCAAATCAATTCCGACTTGTTAAACTTGCAATCGCCCCATATGTGCATATCTTGCATTACTGTTATAAAGTCACGAAGAACAGAACCTTTGAGCGATGGCAATGTAGCTCGAACCACTGAAACTGTCGTATGTGGATTATTTAGGCAATACGAGCACAGCCAAATAATTGTGTTGTACGTTTTCGATGAACGGCTGCTTCCTTGCTCGCTGACTGTCGTATAACCCCGAATGTAGGCTTTGTTAATCTCGGAAAAGATTCTTGTTGTCTGTATTTTATTCTTCTTCCTCTTCATTACCGTCCGTATCAACCTTATCTCTACTATCAATGATTTCAACCATCAATGGTTCGCGGGATATATCCTTTCCATTGGTAGTAACATCAAGTTTCTTCGGGACGTAAAGCCCTAACAACTTTCTTCGCTCTATAAGCATTTTATTGATAAATTCAAGGTAACGTATATCGCCATGACAATTCACGTTCTCAGACATCTGTTCCATCTTAACGGTCACAACGTTCTCACCGCCTGACTCCTCTGAAGGAACGCCGACTTGTCTACTTTGCTTCTTGTCGTAGTCAAGTTTTGATTTTTCCCAGGCTGCCCAAGCTTCCTTAATCAACTCGTCAATACGCTGCAATTCGAGTTGGATATTCGCATCAATGCTCTTTATCCTCGTTTCTTGCCACTCTGCTAATAGACGATTAACGTCCTTGTGGACTGTCTGCAATGAATACGTGGGCAAGTCAAGACGAGCCATGACCTCCTCACGTATCTCACGGAACGTATACCCACGCTTGTACAACTTGCTTATAATATCCATGCGGACATATTGCGCGTGCCTGTAATCGCACATCTTCATTTTTTCTTTTATCAGTTTAGCCATTATTTTTCACCTTTATATTGATAGATGAGATTTCCTTCTTCGTCTTTGCCGACTGGAATAATAATGCCTTCAAACATCTTGTACGGATTCTGGCCATTTTGTGGATTATTCCATAACCAACGCATATATTCAGCCATCGTCATGCTGTTAAACTTTGCACGTCTTTCACAACTGCACGTATTGAACCCTTCCGCTTTATTCCATTGGTACTGATGTAGTTCTTCTATATCTTTCTTAATGTCAGACCACCTTACAAGCCCATCTTTTGCATGCTTGGCTATTTGCAAAGCTTCGCAGAATTGCCCTTTTGAGTAATTCCATGTTGGAGGCAAGCCACAACAAGAGCCATTGTGACAGAGTTCTTTGAAGTGTGCATCGGATACGTAGAAGCGCATTCCGAGTTCATCACATAGATGCTTCATGTTCTTGAAGAATGGCTCCTTAACCTTTCTGTTAAGGCGTAAATAGCCAGTAGAAACGCTATACTTCTTATAGAACGCCATAAGGTCTAAGCCTGCTAATTTGCTGAGTGTTGGCATATAGTGTTTCAGCGTGTTACTTCGCTGCTCGACACAGAAGAATTCTGTACTGAGTGCTGTTGCGCCCCTGTTGGCTGCTTCTCTGATAAGGTCAAGATACGTTTTGGACGAAATACCAACAATGAATGGGCGAAGTCTTAAGGTTGCCCCACCTGCATCTGCTTCGGCTATTCTTCTGATAGCTTCAAGTCTTTGCAAGGGTGTTGGCACACCACGTTCTATGACGTGTGCATCGTGTTCATCAAGCGTAATAATGCTAAACTTGAAGTTCCAATTTTTCTGTCCGCGAATTAGCTCCATGTAGCGTTCATCTTCTGTGAACCATGCAGCCTTGGTAGAGAAGCACAGCGGATAATCTATCTCCTTGAAGAAGCGCAACAGTTCCAGAGTCTTTCCATACTTACGCTCATATCCATCAAATTGGTCTGACATTCCACCCCACTGCATAACTCTTCGCTGCTTGATGTAAGTGGCAAACTGTCCTGCGTACTTATCTGGGTCTGTGAACATTCTCTTTATTTTCTCAACATTCACGCATTTCACGTCCTTGTTCAGATAATGCTCTTTACAAGAGCCTAATGCTCGTTGAAATTGGGCAAAACAATACATACAGCCGAAAGCGCAATTACTATACGTGTCGAACGTCATAGGCATTGAACAATCGGCTATCTCTGCTGTCCATCTTGGGCTATTATAATATTGCATCGTAAAGAATAGATTTATTGATTACTATTGATTTCCCTGTGTATCTGATTTCGTTCTTCCTTGTAGCGTGTGGCTTAGCTAAGTTTGGATATTTCTTCAATATTCTCCGAGTACAATACTCATTCACCTTATCACCATCAGCATTCCACAGCTCATGCGCACCGCCCTTAGTATGGAACGTAGCACGCAAACAGATATCATTGAAACGAACCATTTTTAAGCCATTGTTCACACACCTAAGAACAATCTCAAAGTCTTCTTTGAGCGGTTGCTCTGTATCAAATCTGATTGCTTCAGGGTTAGGAAACCCCATGAAGCACCCTAACACTAATTGGTTGATGCTGATAGTGTGTTTCATGAAGAAGTCATTTTGCACGGGGTAACAGCCAAAGAAAACACCGTGTTGTCTCTCAGTGAATAGGAATGCGCGTCTTATTATATAGTCCAAGGTTTCTCTTTTAGTTATAAGAGTACCTTTACCGTATTTGTTTAGGAACTTAATACCGCGTACCTTATCGCTGCATATTATGAGCTTTGTATTTGGCCTATTAGAACACACCCAATCCAAGAGATTATTCTTGTTCTCGCAGACGTTTCTTCCCTTCTTGTAAAGGATAGTAGCCTTACTATCGTACTTTTCAGTCAAGGTGTTGTAATCTTGCTCAGTCTGACAATGTACAATGATTTCATCCTTGTTATAACCGAGAGAATTGAGGTACAGTAGCATTTGCTGCCTGTCTGTGCGATTGTACGTAACAATTCCCCATATTACTTTTGATTGTTCCATTGCTCTATTATTCGATTACGGAGCTCCGTAGAAGAAAGCCCATGATTACGTTTCGTGTACATAATTCTTATTCCGAGTTTCTCACACGTTTCTTTCCCCGTGAAATTCTTGTTGATATAGTCTTCGCCAACGAAACGTATGTCTATCTTCGGAATGCTCCTCAGCGCGAGTTCTAAGTCTTTCTCGCTTCCGAGTGCTACAGCTCTATTAACGCCCTTGCAATTAAGGACTTGGTAGAACCTTTCAAACAGGCTCTGTACTGGTACATTTTTCCATGTTCTGTCGTGCGTGTCAGCCATAACTCCGACTATTAGGTAATCGCAATATAATCGGCACTCTTGTATCATAGCTACATGGCCTGCGTGGAAGAAATCTCCAACGACAGAAGTAAAGCCAATAATCTTGTTATTTTGCATATAATAATGAATAACAGTGTTCTAATTTTCGTTCAATATCAACTTTGCCGAGTTTCTTAGCATAGTGCCAAACGCGAAAGAGATGACTTTCTTCGCACAATTTCACTGCATTCAAAACCTCTTTGTCTTCAAATAGATTGTCAAATACATCTATTAAGCCCCTGTCGTGTTCAATACCGACAAGAGCCTCGTCCAGCCAATTTAGACTTGCACGGATTTTCGCTGCATCAATAATCCAACTTTCGACACCTTTGTTAGGGCTTGGGTCTATTAAAGCCAAGCCTTTATCTGTGGAAATGATATTAAGAAGAGAAAGGTCACCATGTGAGAATGTTTTATCTTCCAGCGTTTTACAATTCGTAATACGTTCAAATATGTCAGTTCTAACACCAACACTCTCTGCTCTTTGGCTAACATAATTAGCGTAAGAAACGACATCATTTCTTCCATCAATGTGTCCTTGCTCTCTTTTCAACTCTTTTATGATATTGCGTATCATATCAGCGTTTACGCACTTTGCAGCCAGATGCCCGCCTACGTATTGCATGTATAATTTCCCGAGTGTTACAGAATACACGATTGGAGTGTAGAACAGCCCATTTTTATTTTCGTAATGTGTTTTTGCCCTGCAGTACCAATCATATTGCTCTTTCACATTGCCAGCTTGTTTAATTACAACATTCCCTACACGACAAACTGTTGCCCCTGACAATCCCTCATACGTGCGTACACCCGCTAACGAGAAATCTATTGCGCTCATGGCCTTGTCATCAACATAGATGTCGGCTAAAGGTTTGCCGAAGATAATCTCGTCAACCTTCAAGTCATTACGTTGCAGGAATGCTTCAATATATGGCAAATTCTTCTTCTTTGCCATCTCCACATCACCATTGCAACTTGCCATACCACGTGCGGTGTATATAACAATCTCAGCATCTGAAATCTTGTGTTTTATCTCCTTGATTTTTTCTACGACCGAGGAAATTGCACAAGAGTTAGAATAATCTCTGTTCTCTGTGTGACACAAGGTGTCGTCTAAATCGAAAACTATCCGCATTCTTCTCCCGTTATTTCGTGTATATTATAGACCACTTTATCTATCTTCGCAAGCCCGAGCAGCATTGCTACATCTTGCTCTCTTTCGGCTGTGTAGACGATAATAACTCGCTTCATTGCAGTCTCATCAGAGCCTTGCAACTTAGGCAACTCGTTCGGCTGTATGTCAAGACCTTGCAATTCAGGCGGAAGATTGTCTAAGGAGTCACCGCCCCCACCGAATTGTTCTTCTCCTGCTTCTAAATCTACTGACGGGCTATTCCCAGTTTCGTCCGTATTGCTTTCCCCTCTTCCGAAGTCGTTACCGAAGTTCAAGCCATCAGTATTCCACACGGGTACACCCCAATCGTTAAGACTTTCTGTATTCCATTTGTTGGCAAGGGCTTCGTAGTCCCATTGTCCTGAACTTACATTGTCTTTGATTATGAACTGCTTGCGTTCGTTTTCTGTCAGTTCACTTGCGTTGATTACGAAAGCATACGGAGAGCCAATCCACTCACTCCACCATCTAACGACCGCTTCTCTCTCGCCTTGTGCTTTGTCCTTGAAGTCGTTGATTTTGGACAGCGTTGACTTAATATCCTCAATTGACATCGTAGATATTTTTTTCAGCGCGCGCAGACGCATATTCCCACCGATAACCTCATTCGTTCCATCAATTACGATAGGGCGAATAATCTGCATCTTAGGAAACACAAGGATTGAGCGTACAAGTTGCATAAACTTCTCGCTTGTAATCTCACGGGGGTTGTTAACACTCTCTTTGATTTGACTGATTTTCAGTTTTTCTGTCTTTTCTAACTTCATGTTTTGTTTGTATTATAAATGTTTGTGCATTTGCGTCATGGCAATATTTTTGCTGCAATTCGCAATATCTATTTCTTTCTTATTATGATTGCGGACCTGTCAACAACCACTACGGCAGAATATGAAGCCTCTGCACTTTTATATCGTTTGTGCGCTGCGAGCGTAGATGTGTTGAACAGGTCTTTTCTGTCTGAGTCGGTTACGGCCGAACCATTCTTGAATTTTGAGCCCTTTGGTATGTATCTTTCAGAATTAGTTATTCTCTCTGTAGAGAGTCCATCTCGTGGCATTATATCACTTTTCTTCACAAGAGCAGTTAGTACAGCCCCTTTGCTATACCTTTCGGCAGTTTTCTTTTCTCTCCCGAAATAATATCCAAACCCACTCACATGAAGCTCGTTGTTAACATAATACTTACCATTTATGAGTTGTTCTACATCTTGCGGACGCCCTCCATGATAAACCTCAATGTATTCTCCAGATTTCAGCAATCTATCATATTCCTCGTCTGAAACTTTTTTCGGTTCCGAGATTTATAGTCTCCTAAATTATCACTTGCTTCTTTCTCAAAGATTTTCTTTGCATCTTGTAAAAGGTCATCATATTCACCGCTCACAAGGTTTAGCGATAATGAGTTCCTACGCGCATTTCTTGTACTTCCGCTGCCTTTTGCCATATCTCCGCTTTTTATTTACGCTTACGTGTTCTATAACCATCTCTGTGCAACATAGATTCCACACTGTTGTAAGTATTCTCTTCGTATGTTCCTCGTGTAACCGAGTTTACATTCTTCAAAAAGACCTTTTCGTCCAATGCTGCACCAGCGAAATCTCTAAACAATGCACGATTTCCTAAACTTGATATTTCCACATAAGCCTTATCTAACATCTGTTTTACTCTACCCTTATTTGCTTCGGGGGCAGAAGCGACAACCGCATTTAATTTCTCTTTTACAATTCCGACCATGATGTCATGTGCTTCTTTGCGTCCTTGAGATGTTTGCCCCATCTTTTCGTATGTATGATAATCCATTCTGACAGGAGCATTTGATGATTGCGCCTTTACTGAATTATTCGTTGCCCTTGCACTCCTTGTACTTCCGCTACCTTTTGCCATGTTCAATTTGTTTTCTGTTGTCAATAACTTGTTTGTCAAGCAAATCTTTCAGCGTTGGGATAGCCTTGCCCATATCCCAGTTTTCTTTGAACAAGGCTGTATTCTTTGCCATGCGCTGAATAGACTTGTATTTATTCTTTATAATGATGATAGGCGTAACGTATACCGCGCCATGCTCTTTGCACCATTGCTTAATGACCTCGCCACCGCCATACACAACGAACGTAAGGTTGTTGCCATTAGCAACACGCGTGGCTATCTCGTATTCGAAATTCAGGGCGTTCACTCTGTCCTCGTAGCCCCGTGTGCAGAATGCGCTCCAGCCCTTCGGCACTCCAAGCAAATTGAATGCGTAGAACTTGTTAGCGACATTCAGGTCAACGAACACGCGAATGCCTTCCTCCTGCATCTGCCTTGCAACGAGTCGTTTCTTGTAGATTGCTTGCAGACCAAACGCAATAGGTGTTTCATTGAATAGCGAGAAGTTGGGTTCTACGATTTGTGCAGGGTTTTGCTGCAAAATTTTCTCGGGGTGTTCGTAAACTGCGTTAAAACGATAATCGTCTGTATAGAAATGCAGCGTCCCTGTGCCATTCATTTTGTACGTTCGCTTTTGCTCGCCAAAGCACACAAAAGGAATTTGGCAAGTTGTTGCTTGCATGTCTAATCTGAGGCTTGGCACCTCAAAATCGTTGTCTGTTGGGAACAAAGAGTCAGGTATGTATAGGTCGTTATTCATATTGCGATATTACGCAAAAAGGACTAAGCATTATGAGTGCTTAGTCCTTTCTTTGAATATCAAACCTCTTTTATTGATATATTGTGCTTATACAGCATCAATTTTCGCTTTATTACAAAAGATGCAACTGAAACAGTTATCCGACTTTTCACGTCCTCAACAACTTGTTTCCCTTTCTTTTCGTACACGAAATCCGCAATGTAGTAACACGCCCGTTCGAGCAGTTTGCCTTTGCTGTCGGTCTGCTTAGGTATTAGCTCGAACTTGACTTGTCTTTGCAGATTTTTTATTCTACCGCGTTTTTCTTCCTCGCGCAATAACAAGTACCGCTTAAACTCCTTAATGCTGTCAAATCGCCCGAAAACGTTGTTTACAACCTTGTTTCTGTATTTTGCGCGGCCTTGCTTCATTCTTGGTTCGCTCATATAGCTCATTTTAGTCCCGTGCTACCTATCCCATTAGCACCTCTCTCGCTGTCTGATAGTTCCTCTACCTCCACATACTCAACCGATGGTATAGGCATAATCACAGCCTGCGCTATGCGGTCACCTACCTCGTAGTCACAATCAAGACCACGGAACATAACGTGCACCTCACCACGGTAGCCACTATCCACCACGCCCACACAATTTGCCATGAGCGCATGATGCTTGTAGCTGCTGCTACGCGGATATACGAACATCGCATAACCAACAGGCAGCTCAAACGCAAGCCCCGTGCCGAACACGACTACACCATGTTCGTAGTCTTTCCGCATCGATGTCGCCACCAGGTCAAAACCAGCATCACCAACATTCATTCGCTGCGGCATCACCGCATTCTCACGTAATTTCTTTGTCTTAATTTTCAGCATTTGTCAAAGTGTGTATTTTTAGTTACAATCTTGCTCTGTGTGAAGCCATTACACGCGGCCCGCACAGAATTAGAAAAGAATTTCGGGCATCGTCCTTTGGCGAACCTCATGCAATCACCGCATTGCCCCGTTTTCTTGCTGTTTGTCATATTGCCGTAATAGTCTTATTGCCTCGTCCAAGGCTTCACCATATTCCTTTGCCGTCAGCGGCATCTCGCTAATTGCCCCTCTGCGCCATTTCTGGTGCAGATGCAGGGCGTGAATAACTTGTTTTGTAGTCATATAATCTCAAATAAAATTGCGCCCTCCGTGGCCACGAACCACGTGCTGCCGACACCACTGCACCATTAAAAGTCAATCCGTTAAGTTAAGTTATTAAATTGTGGCGTTGCAGAGAGGGCTTATAAGTACCCCACCTCGGACACGGACCGAGTGTTACCCGACCTCGGGCAATTAAAACAAATCCAACTAAACAAAACCATTTATATTTATGAAGTGAAAAAATATGAGGTTGGTAAGTGGGGTATGTCTGTTGCTAATTAACTGCTCGCAATCGGTGGCCCGTCATGACGGTTGATGTCCTTCCAGAGCCAATAAACGAACAGCATTAGTGCTATTACTATCAGTAGTTTCATGTTTGTTGATTTTTAGAATTAGCGGCCACATAACCGCGAATAAAACCTTTAAGACAGGCTTTCGCCATAAGTGGCGTACAAGTGCTTTGCTCGCCACACTCGTCACAGCGAATGCGGTCAGCAGCCTCACGCGCCCTCTGTTGGAGTGTCCTTTGCATAAGCCATTTTTTTGTAGTGTTCAACAATGTGTTCAAGGTCTCTGCGAGCCTCGCTGCGGCCCTCATAATATCCGTTCTCTCTGCCAATATCCTTGCCTGCAAGGTAAGCCCCGTAAACGCAAAGAACAAAAGTCACAGCATAAAAAATCGCTTCTATCATGCCTTGCCCTCCTCTTTACCAGTTAGGCGTTCCCATTCATCATCAAGGTAAGCTTTCTCCTCCTCCTTGCTCATGAGTCCCTGCACATAATTCATGTCTCTTTTGAGCATCTCTATTCGGTCAGGCGCAAAGGTCACTACCTTGTATCTATCTGAGCCGCACAGAGCATACTCGCACAATTCACCAAGTGCCAAATAGCACTGTTCAAAGTCCGTATGGTCAGAGTTCTGTATGGCATTGTCAAGCACTGCATACATCTCCTTCAATCCTTCTACAAAAAGTTTCATAATGATTTTAATCGTTTATTCTGTTGATAACTATTTCTACTTCTATCATTTCGTTTGGACGGGGTTTAACGCCACCCCCACCCCTTAGAGAACCCCCCCCCATGTAAGTGGGAGTGCTCATGAGTGATGAGGGTAGGCTTCTTTCACTCTGTTTTGGTACGTTTTCGGTCGTTTTCTGTACGTTTTCGGTCGTTTTCTGTACGTTTTCGGTCATTGTCTTTCTCTATTCTGTTTCGCATTGTTTCAAACCACATATCAAGCACCTTCCGTCAGTCGGCAAGTTCCAGGTTCCTGAGCTCCTCTTCCAAACTGGCATATAAGAGTTTCCCAGACATCTCATGTCTAAGTTCCTCTATCTCGTTTTGCAGTTCGGTGAGTAGTGCCTCCTTGTCGGCAATCAGCGAGTCGTAGCGGCTCTTGACCACCTCGTCATCGTCACGTTTCCTCTCACGCGACTTCATGCGGTCTGTTTCAATTTTGTTCGACTCGGTAAGGTAGATGTCGGCAAGCTCCGCTTTGGTGCGCGGAACACGTTCTGGTATGTGTCTTAGCACAAGTGCTGTCATGTTCTCTTTCATATCGTTCTTTGTTTAATCATTATCTGGCAGTCGCGCCCGTTCTGGCTTGTGAAATAGCAAGCCTTGTGAATGTTGTGTATGTCACTCTCTGTATGCGACAGAGCAAAGCGTAAACAAGCCTTGCGCTCCTTGCAGCCTTGCCCGTCACATGATTTAATCTTTGCCATTTTCGTCAAGCTCTTTAATCAACTCTTCGTAGCTCTTTTTTGTGTTCACCAAGCGTTCTGTAACCTTTGAGATGGGGAGAAAATGTACCCAATGACAGCTACCATCACTATAATTTTCTGAATAAAAAATTGGAATGCCATAAGCATCTTTTCCACGGCACACTGCCATTCTCCATGTATCAGAATAAGTATCTCTTACCAAGCAAGGCTGCCACTTCATAGGCACAAAGTTGGAGTAGTCACGGTAGTAGGTGGGTATTTCTATTATAAGGTCATAACGACTTTTATAGTTAGGATAACAGGCTGCACCTTCTGCTGTGAATGTTTGCGACATTTCTCCATTGTAATCATTTTGAATAAGTGCTACAATAGGATATTCATGTGCTTTTTCATCGACTGGCTTCTTGTCCCAACATATAATTCTTACTTTTTTCCCTTCTTGTGTAACGATGCGCCATTTTGCCTCCTTATTAGTGATTTTCTTCGCCAATTCAAGGTTGAATGGAACTCTCTTAAATGTTGTTTGTGTCATATTATTTCTCGTTTAATTGTTTAACTCTCTGCCAATGAGTTACCTCCAGCCCGAAGCTAACGAATTTGTGGCTGTCTGTGCTTACATGCGGGTCATTGCTGCGACGTGCGAACCACATACAACTCGGCTCATCTTCGTTGCACACAAGCACAACCTCCTCATATTCTGGTAGCTCGTCCTTAACGCTTATCCACTTGTTGTATTGCTTCTTTCCCATATTGTTTTTAGTTATGTTACGCTTTTACTTTAATTCCGTAGTACTGAAAGAACAAATCTTCAAACTGATGGGCGGCGTAGAGGGCGGCTTCCTTGCTGTTAAAGCACAAAGGGAAACCATAAAGCGTACACGCACCTGCACCACGAGCATAAGCACCCGCACAGCGAACACCCGTATGCTCCGTATTATTCGCATTATCACAGGAGAGGAGCTGCTTAATACCCTTTCTCTGCTTCTCCTCCTCACTCATGCGCTCCATTTCTTCCTTCGAGTAGAACACCCAGTAAGGGTAAAAGCTCCAGCCTTCTTCATCACGCCACTTGCCATTGTTGATAGCCTTTTGGATAATCAGCAACTTGTAGAGTGCTTGCGCTTGTCCTTGCGCTTCTCTATCTCCACCCATACTGCCAGTAAGTAGGTGTTCTTTCATGCCCAACTTCTCACAAGCATCTGCAAAGGTTTTGATTTCGTGAAAGTCAAATACTTTATTATCCATTGTTGTTCGTTTTTTAGTTATTGTAAAACCTCTTTCTTCTAATTCTTCTATGAGGTAAGAATCATCAAGACCGTGAATAAATTCTCTTCTACTCTCTTCGGCACACTCATAGAAGATGTTGTCAATTACTTCAGCCTGTTTATGCGTCGGCACGTAAGCGAGAATATCGTAATCCTCAATCATTGCGTTTATTTCTACCTGCATGTTGTTTGGTTTTTGGTGTTAATAATGTTATCTCACGAAGCAAGGAACAGAAACGATAAACCCGTCTTTGCGCAAACAATCAGGGTGGCCCGTAGCAGGCGCAACACAATCCGTTCTGCCAGCCGCCTTAGCTGCCGCAAGCACCAAGGCACTCACGATGTATATGCAGCCATCTTTAGGTTCTGGAAGCCCCGTTATGTCGCCATAATTCACCGAGCAGATGCCGTTATCATCAACCTCGCTGAAAGTGTTTTGAACTCGTGCCACCCCGACACTGTCATACTTCTCTCCGCTGTTAAGCGTTATCGAGTGGGGTGTGTAATTGTATAATGTTGTTGTCATAGTTTTTATAAATTTTCGTTAGTCTGCAAGAATGCTCTCCACATATCTCACTACTCGTTCATATTCTTTTCCGCTATCTTTACTATCCGCATAGGCTTTCTTGATAAGTTCTTTACCAGAGCCATAGAAACAACCAACGTTCCACATATTGTTGCTTCGTGTCCATGTAAAATAGCGGCCACTGCTCCACCAATTTTTGAAAACTATATAATCTCGGCCTGTTTCAATTATAGCGTCGCCTTTAACAAAAGCGTTACCATAGACTGCTGCCACGCCAAAGACTTCTGCTTTATCATAGACTTCTGCGTAACCATGTACAAAAGCGTTACCAAAGACCTTAGCTTCGCCAAATACTTGTGCTTTCCCAAAGACTTTAGCCCAGCCATAAACTTCTGCTCTGCCAAAGACAAAAGCGTTGCCTTTGACAAAAGCCCAGCCATAAACTTTTGCTTTGCCAAAGACAAAAGCGTCGCCTTTGACAGAAGCGTAGCCACAGACTTCTGCACTGCCAAATACTTGTGCATTCTCATAGACTTTAGCGTTACCAAAGACCTTAGCTTCGCCATGAATCCAGCAATCTCCTTCTTGTGATAGATTATGATATGATTGCACAAATCCACCTTTGTCACCAGCTTTTATAGAACCAAAGTTCCTAAGAGCTTCGATTCTATATAGAGTCACACAATTATACTTTATGGCCTCATCAGTTAATTTATATTTCTTCATATAGATATATATTAAATTTGAATTGTTTACTTTGGCAACTGTCAGGTATTTGTGCTATTGCGTTCACGTGTTATCTTGTCGTTGTGTTCGCAATCATCAATGCAGTTGCCCCACTTGTGAGCATAAGGTTTGAAGGCATACTTGCAATAATATCCGTCTGGCAGATAGAGCAAGTTCGTCTTCCACACATAGTATTTGCAGTTCTTGCACACTGGCCTATTCATCGCATAATACCTCTCTTAATGTTATTCAATTCTGTTGCGCTTATCGCCCAAGGAGCATAGAGCATAATCTCGTCAATGTGCGCTCTCACGCAATGTGGAAACACCAATCTCCCGTAGGAATTACGTCTTGTGTAGTGCAGTACTATTTCTTCTATCGTCATGTTGTTTGTTAATTTATTTCGCACTATCGCGATATTCAAAGTTGTCGTTAGATTGTTTATTGCTGTTGTTATATTATCGTTGATGGTTTGTTATCGTTTGTCATTGCAGTTAAATCCCCCTTGTACGCATCTCTCGCGATGAACTCGTACCCGAGTTTCTTTAGATTGCCTTCCTTCCTGTCGCTTCGCTTGGTCGCTGCATCATATAGAACAGTGCGCCCGTTAATCAATACAACATACCCCCTCTTTCTTAATTCATATCTTCTCCTTATTTCTGCCATATTCTCTTTTGCAGTTAGCATAGAGAACACCCTGTTCGTTCTCTGTGGCAGTCCATATTTTATTCGCAATCTCTCCGATTTTATAATGTTCTCGAGAGTTGTTCTTCGTTTCTTCCGTGCCTCTTCCGTGTGCATCTTGCAGATGTTTTTATGCGCTATATGTGCGAGAATGTTCTGCTTAAAATCATCGGTTTTACGCAGGTGCATTTTCTGCGCCTTTTGACGAATTTTAGCCTTGCTCGTCTTAAGCAGAACCACAAGCTCCTCAATCGTGCATATAGGGTAATTCTGCACGAGTATTTGTTCCTCTTCTTTGCTCCAAATTTTTCTTTGCATATAACGCGTTATTTTTTTATTATGTATAACTTGTACGCTTATCGTTAGAAAGTCGCTCAAACCGCATTAAAAGCGGCTTTTCGGCTATATTACGAGTATGCTACCATTCTCTTTGTACTTTGTTATTCGCATAAGTTTGTTTTTCGGCAATCTGCTCACGCATCTTCCATTAACGCTTACACTGCCAACTATGTTCAGTTCTTGTCTTAGATTCTGGCTGTCTCTCCTGATTACGATTTCGGTGTCAAATATGTCGTTGTTTCTGTAGTGTTCAAGCGAGCTTCTTCCCCCGTTTTTGGCTGGGTCATACCAGTCCTTTCCTGCATTAGTTGTGTTCTGCAAGGCTTCAATCCTTGCGATAGCGCGGTTGCGCTCTGGCAGGAACTCCTTGTTGAAGGCAAGCCCTATTCTGCGAGGGTCGAATGACACATAGCTGTTATCGTAACGTCCAGCTTTGTATCGCGAGAAGAACAGCATCAATTCTGTAAGTTTGTAATTTGAAGCTATTGCGGTGAAGTTGTCAACGAACAGCCTGATGCCTTCTGTAAGGACTTCGTTGTCGCTTGCCGAACTCAAGAACATACCTGTTATCTGTATTTCGAGCCAAGACTGGGCTGCGCCAGCGTTATCGTACAGCGTGTTTAACGCACCAAGTGCAGCGCACTCTCTTAGATAAACCTTGTCGCCTATCTGCGCCAGATAATGCCAATTCGCTGGGCTGTAATTCTGCATCAACTTAGATAGGCAGCTGTTCTTCTCCGCCCACATTCGTGAGACGTTCATAGATTGAAGCTTGACATCGCTTAATTGCAATATCGTTTGCTTCTCGCTTACGCTCTGAGGCAGTCTTGTATCTTCGTTCATTTTGTTGCTTCTGCTTTTCTTGTTGTTGTATTTGAATTCTCGCCCAGTCCACGAAATGACATCGCAGGTCTGATATGCTGCTATGTGCAGTTCCTTTTGCCCTGCACTCCAGAATGAAGTCTTGCAGTATTTTCTTAAGTGATGGAATATCCTTGCCGAACTTCATTGCAATTTCCTCCCATGCACTTTGCATTTGCCCAAATTCCTGAAAAAGTTCCTCCTCTCGCGCGCTACGCGCCCATGGTGTGTGTGTAATATCTTTTATATCATTTTCTTTTATATCATTTTCTTTTAT